TAGAAATCCAATTTTTCCTCAAACAACTAACCCACGGACTGGACCACTTCTTCAACTGATCATCAAAACAGTGACCAGTCCAAAATTTCGAAGTGCTCGTTGATTTTTGTTGATAATCAACCAAGTCACCTTGCGAATACTCATCAGTAATGTCAGGTTCATAAAAAACAAAAAACTGACCACCACTGGTAGCGAGACAAGCAGAGTCCCAAACGATACGCATTCTTGGAACATTGAAACGTTCATACCATTTGGATTCTTGACCTACCTCAGTATTCAAATATTGCTGTGGATTTATCTGCTCAGCATGCAGAACTTCCCCCTGTTTATCATCGGTGTTAAAAGTAAATAATTTCAAAGGGATTCGTTGTAAAGGAACTTTACGACTATTTTTCTTCTCAAGGCCACCAAAAGGCTTGAGGCTAGCCTGCGTAAGAAAATTATAGCCAACTTTACCACTCTTTTTCTTGGCCGCACCACGAGTGCGACTCTTCATTTTCATGCCCTTACGGGTCATTTTCTTTGCTTTCCGGACAACGGCCTTAACCTTCCGGAGTTTCTTTTTCTGTGTTTTCTTTAATCCTGGCATATTCAACTTTTCATTGACCTCACTCTCTAAAAGAGGAAGATCTTCGGCCGATAAAGGTCCATCTTGGTAACGGCCAAGCAAGCCAGCTTTGCGCATGGATGACTGAAGGCGCATTGCGATGGCGACAGGATAATCGCCCTCAACATGAGCAACACGAGCAAGGGCATCATCACATAGAGCCAAATCCGCGCCTGGTGTTGCATAGCAATCATCGTGATCATAACAACCATCATCAAGTGCATCGACAGGTTGAGGATCATCATCTCGTTTTCGTTCAGACAACTGACGTTTTCCTTTATTATGGTAAGGTCCACAATAATTTCCATGATAAGGTACGTACATTCCAAACAATGAACATCGCTGTTCACTAAGCCGATAAACGTCAAACAGACTTTTATGGGCAACAGAATTTAAGGATCCACCATGTAAAACCGGCATGTACATTCTGTATAACGTTGGAGGATAAACAGCGAAATAAATATCAGTAACAGCAGGATCAAAGCTGTATTTTTCGTAGAATTCTTCAACAACGCGACGAGCACGATCACGAAACGGAGTAAAGAGCAAGTATTTAAAAAGGTCAAGTCTCTTGCCCATTCGATCGGCATCGGTCATAGTTCGTTTGGAAACGAGCATCGAAAAACAAGTTTTCGGGACATCGGGCCTAAAAGTATAAAGGCCTTCAAACTTCTCCTTATTTGTGGTCATTGAACAAAAAGACGTGTCCCAGGCAGGACGCCAGACATCATCCCTTTCATCAATAGGGAAGTTACACTCAAGCATAAATTTTCGATATTCAGGAACATTGAAAACAACCTTGCCGAGTTCTTTCTCCTTAAAAGGGTTAAACAAAGCACCAATGTAATTGTCATCACCCATAAAAATTTTCTTAAATTTTCTTTTGATTTCTTCCTTAGTATACCCCATTCTGAGGCAACAATAATTGAACAATAAAATTGAAATCAAGGAATTTTCAAGCGCCGTCAAAGGTTCACCGGACCAACGCCCTCCGAACAAAAAACGGAGCATATTGCCATCAGGAAAAACGACAACAGGGAATTTTAAT